TCCTCGTCGGGTTATGTGGGGGGGGGGGGGTGTTAAGAAAAGGCCGCCCCCCCGGGGGTCAATAGAGGGAGAACCGTGGTATTCCCTCCAATTGAATTGGTTTCATTCGATCACGAAAGTTCTCTTTCCAGTAACATCATGATCTAGAATCCATTGAATCGCTTCTTCGACATCGTCAGCAACTAGTGCATCACTTAGAGTGTCACTGGTTTTGGTCACACGGTCCAGGAGGCCGCAAGAGTTGTAACCTTTCTGAAGGTCGAATGTCAACCACTGATCGAACTCAGTCTTTGGACTGAAAGGATTGTCAGTAGTTGTAAGGTACATTGTTGCCATGATTCAATCAGTTTCCTTTCACGGCTTCAAGCACAGAGCTTGTACTAATGCCAAGCATCTCAGCGATCTCGGAGGTGGTCGCACCGTTCTTCGCCATGGCACGAGCACGAGCCACAACACCGACGGAAAGCGTAGGCTTTTCCTTTGGCATGGACAGTTCGTGCAAGCGCTCAGGATCGGCGTAACGAGCGATGGACTCCATCATAGCGTTACTGACAGCACCGTTCATGATGGCTCTCCATTCAGCATCGGTGATGTCAAACTGTACCTCCTTGCGGGAAGCACCTGTCCTGATTCGAGCGGCTTTGAGAGCCTGGCTTTCAAGGCGAGTACGTTCATCCTTGGTCATGCCAGGATTCTCCTCGACCTTTGCTCGGACGACACCCCCTGCGACGAGCTGGGCTTGACGCTCCCGCGGTGCATTTGTGAGGGCCACCCTGACTTTCTCCTTGAGGGAGGTTACCTCATCGGCGTACTCCTTGGCAGAACCCGGGTCTCGTTTCAGGGTGGGGGTATTTACGATCTCCCGGCGGGCGGTGTTTGCAAGAGACTTCATGTCATTGGCGTAACGGGCGTACAGTTCTTCCATGGGGGTACCCGATGAAAGCTTGCGCGCGTCGTCCACCAATTCCATGCGAGTCGCCTTCGATGTACGGAGGCGGGTCTCGATACGAGGATCCTTGGTCTTGAATTCACGGGTGACAGAATATGATTCACCAGTCTCCTCATAAACCTTCTTACCTGTGACGGGATCGATAGGTCCACCCTTTGCCATGGACCGGGGTTTCCGCTTTGGAATATCCACCTCGGATGCGGCGCGAGAAATAAGAGTGGACACACCACCCTCGGGCTGATACTTCTTCTTGAGCTCGGCGATACCGTTATCAACAGCGGATGTGCGGTAGTCAAGCTTGTGCTTGGCCGCGTCAATCACTACCATCGAGTGACGGACTGCACGGGCGAGCTCAGATTCAGTAGCGCCTTTGATGGTCATGTCTGTAATAAGATTACTGACCATACCCATCTGCTTCTGCTTGCCGGTCTCACTGAGAACCTTCATCCCGGGATATCCAGGATATGCTGCTGAGGGGTCGAACCCTTCGAGTCCCTTGAGTGGGGATGTCGAACGAATACGACTCCGTGGGGTGACTGGAATAACCATCGCCGTATCGCCATCAAAATCAGCTCCAGAGAGCCGTTGAGCGACATTCGGGTGAATACCAATGGCGTCCTTGGCAAGCTCTCCAATGGTCTTCCTGGCGTCCTTATGACCGTTATTTACGGTAAGGATGGGAATCTCGAACGTACCGCCATGAGGATATCGAACGAGAGCGACCTGGCTGCCGTTCTTGAAGTTCGGAGCATATACCTCCGTTGGCTTCAAGCTTGTGATGGGGAGCAGAACCTGATATGCCTGGCCCGGAACTGCGGCGGCACGAAGACGGACAGCGTCCGAGTCGCAGCCATCTGCGAAATCCTGAAGGGCCTTCTTCCGAAGCACGGGGTTTGTCAGGGCCATAATATCCCTGAACTTCTTATTGGCTTCGTCAGTTGAAATATCCAACTGCTGCTTGGCGAATGAAATATCCTGCTTCGAGAGGAACTGGGCCGACAAGGTCTTAGACCAGTTACCCCACGATCCTTCCTCGTTTACGAGATTGACGGGCGATAGCTTCTTCTTGCCGTCCTTGTCAATATATTCCATCTGCCGGCGGATGGTCGCACCGAACGGGTTGTCCGGGTCGTCCTTCATTTTCTTGAGGACTGTGTCGCCATCACCAATCATGGGGACCTTCTTGGATTTATTCGTGTTGAACCGAATATCCTTGCCTGCGGGAAGGTCGTCCGCGTAAATGGCCATGCCCTTGAGGTAGTGCGTTCCGTCAACGGAAATACGCACCTGGGCATAGTTCGACTTGCCGAGGTTGAGATCTTTCAGACCTCGGCGAATCTCGATAACGCCATCCATATTTGTACCGCCGTCTTCAGAATATCGCACCATGACTCGCTTGGAGTCGAGAGGCGCTGGCGGCTTGAGGGATAGCTTGTGGCCGTCAGGATCCGTACGGACGCCGACGACGTTGATCTTGTCAAGATTCTGGACGGTCTCAGATTTGGGAACACCAGGGGCGACAAGAACTCGAGTAGAGGTGTAGTTGTCGGTACCGAGCTGCCGGATCTTAATATCCTGAACCTGGTACCCTTGTGCCTCGAGTGTGGCCGAGGCAAGCTTGAGTGTAGTTGCGGTGGTGCCGAGCGAAACTTCCGTGCCGCTACCGATATCAATATAGCGGTGCTTGTCGGTCTCTCGCTTGAGAATATCCGCGACGCCCTCGATCTTGGACGATGTCTTGCCTGCGTCATCCTTAAGGTAGTTGCGGACGGTCGAGGCAGAAACACCGATGCGGTCTGCAATAGCAGCCTGGGACATGCCCTTCGCGTTAAGCTTCCGGACCATGGCAATCTCAACCGCCTGGCGTTCACGCTTGGCGATGGACTTGGTGGCCCTTAACTCGGTTGTGGTCATGCCGAGACCCTTAGCGATCTCAGCTTCGCTCATACCCTTGTCTGCGAGCCCCTTGACAAGACCCTGGAAATCACGTGAGCGCTGGTACGGGTCTTTGCCCGAGCCCCACGGATACCGGCCAGACTTCCGCAAAATGCCATAGTGGGATAGAGTATCTTCAGTCATTGTTGCTCTCCATGAGAATATCACTGAAATGAACAATCCGATCCATAATATCCCTGATGTCGTCAGACTCGGGAATATGGGTCCGTGGTTCGCCGTGTTGGTAGATGCGGAGTTGCATCTGTATGGTTGGTTGCACGCAGTACTCAAGACAGAAGAGGGCCGCGTAGATTTCGAGTTGCTCGAACTTAGTTGGACCTACCCCGGTCTTGAGATCGTGAATACGAAGGAATTCGGAATCCTCGTCAAAGGATATAGCGTCTGCAGTCCCAAAGGCGTACTCGCTGTAATATAGTACCGTCTCTGGGCTCATCTTGTACGAGATTGCGTCGTTAACGAACTTCGCAACTGTTGACATCAACGGGTCGCGTTCATCGGGCTCCCCAAAAGGAAGGCCCAACTGAATATGTTCTGCAGCTAATTCGTGCAAGCGAGTTCCAAGTGCAGCCGCTTGTACTTTTCGATATGTTTCCTGTAGCTTCGCTTCATCGTACCGGAGCCATGACGATTTGCTGGCCCCGAGGAACGCGTGCTTGCCGGCGAGGTTGTAATGGTCGTAAAACTGCATACGTCACGCCTGGCTGAAATATTGGTTAAGATCCCTTAGGACTTCATCCTCGTTCTCGGGATACACGAACCGAGCGAACCCCATGTGATTGAGCTTAGCGATATAGTACTCTTGGTTGGGGCGGCGCAAGGCCTTGCGCGAAGCCTTGACCTCAAGCATGGCCCAGTGCTCGTCGCAGAGCACCAGGAGATCTGGAACACCCTGAATATAATTCGGGTCGTTCTTCAGGATTATGGACTGTGGGAATAGAGTGGCGATCTTCTTGATCAGCTCGCTCTGATACTTGTTCTCGCGCACGCTCATGTTGGCTCCTTTCGAGGGTGCGATAAACGGTATAAGGAGAGTTGTTACAGATGTGACGAATATGACGAATATGACAAACGTGACGAATGTGACAAACGTGACGCCTGTGACTGACTAACCCACTTAAGTGGGTTAATGGTCGATTCCTTCATTCTCTCCATTATGTTGGACGTGTTTAACTGTTTGACAAACCCACTTATAGAAATATGGGACTAAAGTCCTAGATGAAGAATTTTCGTAAGAGTGTCTACCCCGAGCCCCAGATTTTTGGGTGGTGCCCCTACTGCTCGGACCGGGAATTGCTTAGGTAAAGTTTTGGTAAAATTCTTGGGTGGGGAAGGGGACTTGTCAAATGTCAAAAATGAGGGGGTTTTATATTATATATATATTTTTTTATTTATTATCTTAATAAAATAAAGTGACAAATGACAAATGAATAGACTTTTCGTTGCAATTCCAACGAAAAAAGGGTTGTCACTTTCATTTCAAAAATGACAAATTTGTCAAAACTGACAACCCATTTTTGACAAAATCGTCAAACCCTACCTAACCATAAACCCACTTGCCAAAAATTTTTGACAAGTCGCCAATCTGATCAAACCCACTTGCCAAAAAATGACAACCCGATCAGACCCACAAACCCACTTAAAACCAGGGCAAAAAACGATAATCCAAGTCTCTTTTGACGAGCGGGGGACCCCATTTAAGAGATCCCCCACCCATCAAAATCGTGGTCTACTCGACCCAGCTCATGTCAACCGTGTACCGTTCGCACCCCGACCAAGAAGCCTCGTTGTCGAAATATGCCATAACATACTCGCACGCAACTCTTCGAGACTTGACAAGGATGTCGCGTTCGACAAGCATCTGCGACCCGATGAATCCTCGAATAAGGCATCGCGTCATCGGAATATTGTCACTCATTCTCAGTGCCTCCCTGCTCCAACGCCAACCCTCATGGACGCGCTACGAACCCGCGACACACCGTGACGTTCCTTCCAGCCCGCCTGATTGACAGCTCCCTTGAAGGTCGTATCCCAAGGGGAGTACGTCCTCATGATATCGGCAACGTCAAACCTCCAAGGATCCTTCTTCTTAGGAGTCCGTCCACCAAGCACAGTGCGAGTATCCTCTCCGTCAAAGAACTCAACCCGGTACCGATCGCAAGCAATGCTCGCCACCCGGTTCTTGAGGTACCATTCAGCGTACGCCACACCCCGGTCCTTGTCGTCGCAGAAGAACGTCTTCCTCCACAACTCTCGCCCGAACAAATATCCAACGATTGAGAACCGGTAGATCATCCGCTCAGGGTGCCCAATAACATCAGTCGAGTAATCAGCGTTCATTTCAGTCTTCCTTCTCAAGAGTCTCGGTGATCTCTCCGTCACCCGTATACCAAACCCGAACAGTGGCGTCGTCGATTTCGGCACCATCTCCAAGTTCGTCGAAAAGCTCATCGATCACGTTGTGGCCAAAATCGCGAGCTTCACTCAACTTGTCAAAACCTTCACAAGATTCGACAAATCCTTCGCCCACAATTTCGTATTCAAATTGCACAACGAACATTTCAGATCCCCTTTTCAATATGTTCGAAGTCCATTCCGAGATGCTCAAACGCTCGAACCTTAACGATCTTGATAATCACGTTCTTGCCCGATGTACCATCAATCCGTTCGAGATGAGTCTCAGCCTCTTCTCGAGTGTTAAAGAACCACATGAAGTCACCGCGAGCTCCCGTGACGCAGTCACATGTGATCACTTGCAACATCCACTTACGGTGGTGGTCAATTCCACAGACAACTGTATCAGTCATTCTTCTTCCTGTTCTTGAGATTCTTCGGGCAAAGCTTCGTATATAGACACCAAATGTCTTTATACCAAGCCATGATCAGCCAACCATGTATTTGACTGCGATGTCAATGCCATCAAGCAACAACAGCTTCAAAATATCCATCTCATCCTTCGCGTACGAATACTGGAAGATCTGAATATTGACTGGGGCGTCAATCTTCTCTCGCAGACTTGCTGCAGCCTCGTTTGCCGCATCTCGAGTCTTGTAGAATGCGACGGTGGACTTAGGAGTATCTCCAATGCTCCCAATACGACAGACAACACACCACTCGTTGTCAGCGGGATCGAACATTACCAGATTCTGTGCCATGATGGCGCTCCTTTACAGATTGTGAGCGAATATGCGCTCGTTGAACGTGGCCTTTTCGGACACTGCCTTTGAGATAGCGGAATCGATTCCAGACTCCGACTTGAAGTAGTAGTACCACAAGTCAGTGTAGGGGGTGTTGATGCGGTCGATCCGACCTTCCGCTTGCTCCAACACCTTGTATGAGTAGTTGAGGCTGTAGAACACGACCGTATCGGTCTCGATACAGTTCCATCCCTCAGCCCCAGCCGTGTATTGAACCAAATATACCCATGAGTCTCCTTCTGGGATTGGTTCGTGTGCGTGACCGTTCCACTCAGCTACTACGAATTCGTCCTTGAGCTTCAGCAACTCGTCTCGTTCGTAGTTGAAGTTGTAGAACACGATCACTCTGTGTCGTTTCACAACGATCTTGCGCAACCGATCTAATCTGTTGCCAGAAGAGTTCACACTACGTCGTAGAGCGTAACACACTCCCGCAGCGTTTCGAATCGGCTCCTTTATCCAAGGATCCATCCGCTTCTTGACAATCAGATCGTATTCATCTCGGTCGAACGGTACTAAAATATCCTTTCGATTACGTCTCGTGTGTCTCTCTGCAGGCATCGGCACGATGATGCGCCGTCTGCGAGATTCGAGAACACCCGTATTGACAAATCGCTTCACCTTAGGATACTTCGCGAACCGATCCCAGACGATGTGTTGCTCTGAGAATTCGGTCCTGTTTTTGTAGAACCCATTTGCGATGAACAGAGGTACATAGTCGAGCCACGTATCCCCTGGTGTCGCGCTCAGTAGGATCCACAGGTTGTGCTTCGATATCTTGAGAAAGCTCTTGACCCAAGCACCTGATCCAACAACACGCTGCTCATCAAATATGAACACATGATCGTGGTAATCCGCAAACTTCGAGACATTGTTCCAGCTCTCGATCGTCACATCATCGCAGTTAGCACCAAGCGCAGCGAACTCACCCTCCCATTCGAGAGAGTCTCGCTTCCGCGCCGTAGTGATCACGACGATCTTCTTTGCGTTCGACTTCCACAGGGCCCCCCCGGCCCCACGCCCGAAACGCTTCGC